GATGTTCAACTGATCGATGACCGTTAAACAAGTCCGCAAATCTTCCTCTGATAGCGTTGGCAATGGCAGCATATCCTTCAGCTGCGTCACGATAAAAAAATCGCTGACATCAGCCGCCTCCTTCCAGCGTTCAATCTTCTGCTTGCAATACTCAGGATCGTAACTGTATGGACTCTCATTCTTGTCGAAGAACGCAACACTCGCAAACTTATAGATGATCTCCGATGTCGGGACCACCCACTCCACTCGCTCCTTGAGTGCATTCACCATCTTCACCAACTCACCGATCTTGATCTGCTTGGGATCGTTGATGATCTTGTCGAACGCCTCGATGAACAGTACCAGATGCTCCTTCTGCATCCTCATGTTCCACTCTTCATATACCTGCAACGCCATCAGTCCTCGCATACTGAAAGTGTTGAAGTAGTCCTTCAGTCGGTAATACTGCACTCCTCCACTGATGAAGGCAGGTTCAATCACATGACCCTCTTCAATCTGCCATATCGGTTTGTGACCGAGACGAGTGATGATCTTCGCCCATACGTTGCGAATAGTATTCTTGAATCTCTTGTAATATTGTTTCTTGTTGTCCATATCTCGTAGTTCTTCCGTTGTGTCTCAGTTGCCATCTCCCATCATTGAACAGCATCACCTCATGTCCATCGCTGTGCTTCCATCTATATGGCTTGCCTTTACAAGCACATCGCCCCAGAGGGAAGTATTGCATCTTGATCAGATATGAGTTGATGATCTCAATCATGTGCGAAGTACCTGTTGTAGATGATCGTGTTGAGAGCAGCGAGTGCCGGGATGTACATGATCAGCATCGGGATATTCCAGTCAAAGGTGAGCCAGTAAGGTATCGAGTAAACGCTCGCCATGCAAGTCACGCACCCGCCTAACGGTTGCCAGAGATAGCCGAGCCACTTCTCTCCCCACTTGCCAAGCCATGAGAGGATCATGCCCTCTTCCATTGCTAATTTGAGTCCATTGATGAACATACTATTTATCAGCATGAACATCAGCGTGTCAATCATATTGCTTATCATCCCTGTGGTGTTACGGTTGTTGATGGTGTGAATATAAGATTGTAGCAATCGTATGTCGTGTATCCAATCGTCACCTGTGCAGGATCACCGTTCTCGTCAACGATTGTCACCGTGTAGTTGCTGAAGGTGCTGAACGCACCAACCGGGAAGTCAGCGATTATTACAGATGCCTCACCAGTCTCGTCTGTTGTCACCTCATAGGTGTAGCTGACCCCTGCATTGTTGTCTGTCATCGTGAGTGTATATGTCGTGTCTGCATCGAGACCGGGCAGGAAGATCGTACTCTCGCATGGGTCTGTTGTCACATCGTAGCAGATGTCGCACGGTGTAGTGTCGATCGGTGTTGGTGGTGTGTCGCACTCAGTCCATGTCACAGGAGACATATAGTCACCAATGCCTGTGCATAGATTCGCTGCCCAAATAATTCTCGTACCAACAGATGATGGTGATGTCGTTGTAGTTGTCTCTATGTCCACAATCCATATATAGTCACCACCAACTAAATTCCATGAATCTGTTGAAGTGACAATTGATCCACCATAAGTCAATACTCCGGTTTCTATAAGATTTAATACTGATGCCCTCTGAACTGAGTCAGTCATGTCCTGAGATAAAGCAAAAGCAGTCTGGATATAATTATCACCATTTGTATCAGCAGTTGTATATAACCAACTAACACTCGTTGCCTCTGCAACTGAAAATCTGAATCTTGCTCTGAAATATACTGATGCCATTAGTGTCAATGTTTATACAAATATACATCATAAATAACGAATCCAATCACGGTGAAACGTGGCGCAGTAGTACCTGAAGCAGTCCATCAGATCGCTCTTGCGAACGTCCGTACTCCTGTCCTTGATGATGTCTCCATCCTCGTCCACCTCTACGTACTTCAGATCAGTGATCAATCCCTTGCACGATCTGTCAACTCGCACGCAGTAATTCTGAAGCAGACTGTTGACAAGCACCCTCGTATCCCTCACGCTCGGATTCACAGCAGGCTGACGCATCTGCATTCTGCCTAACCGCAGCCGTGACTGCACCACATCGTAGTACCCGGTGTTCCCGGCAGTGAGCGCAGACCTGTTCGCACCCGTAGCATCACCAGTGACGATCAGCGATGCCTTCGGATATTTGGCAATGATCGAATCGCACAACTGATAGATGTCGCTGTTACGCAGTGCGAACTCACCAATCACATTGATGCACCCACTCACGTGTTGAACTGCGATGCAAGTAATCGGATCAACGTTGAAGTCAAAGCTGAGATAGATATGTTGATGCGGATCGAAAGCAACATCATGCACGTGCTTGTCCATATCGAAAGCGTAAGCGAAAGGATTGTTAGCGAGGTCAACATCCTCTGCAAGTATCTCGCACCGGAAAGTCAACTCATCGAGCTGATCACGCAGGTGATCTACCTCTTCGTGATTGATGTGCGGATTGTCATAAGTTGACAAGTTGAAACTTGACCAGCTCGGATCGTCTCTGGTGAATAACTCCTTGAAGAATGTCCTCCCGAACTTCGGAGTGCTAAGAATCCAAGCATCACCCTTGTAGTCGAGAAGAGTAGCCATTATCGTCTGCGTCCATGCCTCCCTGAACTTCTTCGCCTTCTCTGCCTCATCAATCACGACCCTCGCATACTTGCGACCACGACCAGAGTCAGGCTCGTCCATACTCCAGAAGTCAATAACGCCACCTGTCACCAGACGCATCTGCTTCGTCTGCTCGTTCTTGCTCTCGATGATTGGCTTGAGCGTGTACTTGAGTTCAAGCCATACATCATGCAGGTCCTTGTAAGTCGGAGCATAGTAAGCGCACGGCTTCCCATCGAGAGCGACATTCGGCAACAGCTCGTTGACCGCAAGCGTGGTCTTGCCCCACCTGCGCCCGATCTTCAAGACATTGTACCTGCTCGCCTCACTGATCACTCGCTCCTGACCAGAGTGCAGACGCTTGAGCTTGATGGCAATGTCACTCACGGATGATCCTTATGTTGATAGTACCATCATCAGTCTTCACTTCCTGCCTGTTCATCTTGGGAGTGATGTACTCCGCAAGCGTAGCCATCATCTTCAGACGATCGTGCGCTGACAACTCAGCGAGGTCTCGCCTCATCGTATACTCGTCATAGGAGTCGAGCAGTCTCTCGATCTTGTCCTTGAGCTTCATGTCTTCTTCTTCACTTTAGCCGGCAGCGACTTCATCTGCTTCGGTGTGGTCTTGCGAGCGAACTCCTTCGCCACCTTCGGATTGGTAGCGTAGAGGTAACTCTTCTGTGCTTTGGATTTGAAAGGCATACTACAAAGATAAAGCAGAAACGTGCCAATGCTTAAGACTTACTACCAGCTTGCGCTCACCACCGAGAATCATCTCAAATCCTTTCTCAATCGCTTCTGCTGTGGTGATGACATATCTCCGATCTTCTGTTGTATAAACAATCTCGTCATAGTGTTGAAGATTCACACGTTCAAGATTGATCGTCCATGATCCACCTGCCATACGCAGTAATGAATCATTCTTCTCTGTCTTAGTCAGCGTTCTCACTCAATCTCACCCTCCTCTCTCAACACCATCTCAGCCCACCTCAACGCTGGCTCACCACCCCAGAGCAGATAGCTGATCGTCCCACACGCAGTATCATCGTTAGGATCGTAGTATTCACCAGCACGACTCAAGTACGAGTACATCCGCTTCACGGTCATCGTAGTGATCGGCTCACGGTTCGCTAACTGCTGCGCTCTCACCTTGCCCACCTGCGTAGCACATCGATTGCCGATCTCATCGTTCAACCTGATGCCTCGCTCCGCTGCTTCGCTGATCGCTCTGGGATAATCTGTGTATGTCATTTGTTCGATCGGTATTGGTAGTAGTAGAGGAACTGATCAATGAAAGTCTTATCCTTAACCAGCCCACTCTCTGCGAGTCTCAGCGCATAGTCATAGTCTTCACCCATGCTGATAGACTTGTATCCGATCTCCTTCGCTATGCTCGTCATGATTGGATTGAGATGGTTGAGAGGACGAAGATAGCGCACTGCTCCATCATATCGCTCTGGCTTGTCGCTCCACTTCAGCCCGGCACGATGCACGAACTCCAGAGGATGCTTTGAGTTGGTAGTGATGATACCCTTGAACCCCACACCATAGACATCTCGCTTTAGATGCGCCAAGATGTATTCAACATAGTTGGTGCTGATCATATCATCGTCATCAATGAAGTTCATGTACTTGGTCGTGCATGAGTCCACAGCGTACTGTCGTTTCTCTCCGATGCTATGCTCCTTGTTGTCCTTGATGACGATAACCTGCACGGGCTTACAGTCCACCTGCGGATCAAGGCGTGTGCGTAGTCGTGCAAGCATCGACTCCCTCCCGGTGATGGTCAGGATGTAGATCGTCCAGAGTGGCTTCACAGCGGAAAGCCGATCTTCTCTCTCTGATTGAATAGTCGCTGTCCGTGTGTCCATGCTGTTGCTGAGTTCTCACGCTTGTAGGTCTCATCAAGTTCAGACTTGCCAACCGTGTAGTGTCGGTGTTCGATCTCGATGCTCTCATCAACGTGGTACATTCCGTGTTTCCTCGCTGTTTCTGTGAGATCGTTGTCGGCAAACATACTGATGTACTTGGGATGGTAGAGATAGCCGAGTCGCTCGTATGCGCCTCTGTTCATAATAGGAATCGTAAGGATGTCCGATCTGATGCCATCATGCACCTGCAATACCGCAGGCTCTGGATGCCGAGCGAACCAGTCGAGCAGTAGCGAGTCCCATCCCTGAGGTGCAAACATATCATCGCTGACAAGGATCAAGATGTCCTGACCTGCGATCTTCGCCCCTGCATTGGATGCCATGACCATGTTGGTCGCTCCAGTGCTGATGATGGTGACAGGCTCATGCCTGAAGATATGGATGTACTGGGATGCAGTCGGATCATTGTCGCTAAGTGAGATGATCCATTCGTACTCGCAGGCATTGTCGCTCTTCATCACCCAATGCTTGTAGCAGTCATGCGCCTGTCGAGGTCGCTTAAAGCTCGGATGTACAAGACTGATGTTCATGCGATGATGACTTGAATCTCCTGACCGCAGATCGACTGAAGTAGCTTCAGCCCATCCATGCACCTTGTGCGTCTGGTGTAGGCTTCACCGGAGTCAGCGATGATCCTGCCGTTCCG